CCCAGGCGATGGATGAACGGGAAAAACGTCAGAAGTGGCAGAAGAAAGCCGAGGAGTTGGAAGAAAAACTCAAGGCAACGGAAACCACAGAAGACGATGTTTCTATTTTCGAGGATGAATCAGCTTGGAAAGCCAAGCAGGATGAAAAGGTACAGCAGGAAACACGCAATGTAGCGTTGAATATGTCACAAGCCTTTGCCGAGGAAGTTTACGGTGAAGAAAAGGTGGCAGAAGCAACCAAGTGGATGCAGGACGAGGGTGTTAAAAGCCCGTATATCGTCAATGAGTTCAACGCAGCCAAATTGCCATTCCATAAACTTGTAAAACTTCACGAAGCGGAACAGGAACGGCTGAACCCTGAAGCTTACAAGGCAAAGTTAAAAGCTGAAATTCTCAAGGAAATTAAATCAGAAGTAGCAGCAGAAGAACCCGAACCATCTATCAAACCATCTTTGGCATCCAAAAGGTCCGCAGGCGAACCATCAAAGTTCCCCGATAACCCGGAGGATATATTGGGTGATTAACACCCAGGAGCAATAACTCATGTCTGAAACAACAATCAGATCAGATGGTCATACAATTGACTTTCGAAAAGATTTGTTCCGTGAGTACGTCAGAACCAACCGCTTTGCTGCATTTGAAGGCAAAGGCGCAACCAACTGTATTACACAGAAGTTGTCAAGTGATCCAATCATTCGGCATCCTCTTGTAACACGCTTGTTAAGCGATGGCGTATCCGGTTCAACAATGTTACGTGGTAGTGGTGAAGCCATTGGTAATTACTGGTGGACAACCAATCCTACCTTCTATCGTCATGCGGTAGAGTTCAACAAAGAAGATTCACAGAAAACGAATCTCGACTTGATGAAAGAATCTCGCCCACTGTTACTTCAGTGGATGATGGAACAGCATCGTAATCGTATTATTCATGCGATGAGTGCAGTTTATGATGGCACAACCTATGCAGGTCTTGATGCTTCTAACACCTATCCAACAGCGGCTACAGAAACCGTCAAGGATGCTTGGTTGGTAGCAAATGTCGAGCGTACCATGTTCGGTGCATACTCTGCTGGTGGTTCTGCCGGTGGTACTGACCACTCTGCGGATTTAGCGCAGATTGATGCAACCAACGATAAGTTCACTTATTCCCGTCTGCGTGTGATGCGTGGTTTGGCAGAAGATGCTGATCCGCATATTCGCCCCTATCAGACCCAGGAAGAAGGCGAAGTTTACGTGGTGTTTGCAGGTTCAGTTGCATTCCGTGATTTGAAAGCAAGTCTCGATACCATCAACCAGAACGCTGACCTCCGTGGTATGAAAATTACTGCCGGTGGTAACGTAATTGGTCGTGATGGCGATTTGTTCTTTGAAGGAACGATTATCCGTAAAGTACCTGAAATCGGTACACAATTATCCGGTACTGGTAAGTCACTGGCTACAGCAGGTGCATCAAGCGTTCGCGTTGAAGCTGCATTCATGTGTGGTCAGCAGGCAGTGGTACACGGCCTTGGTCAGATGCCCGATGTTATTGTAGATCGTGATTATGACTTCAAATTCCGTCCTGCCGTTGCAGTCGAATGTAAGGAAGATGTTAAGAAATCTTACTTCAATGGCTATCAGCACGGTATGGTTACGGGTTACTTTAGTGGGGTGAAATAATGGCTACATTTACAATGACAGCTACTGAAAAACGCTCCCATGCACTGGCTGCCGTTTCACACGGCGGTTCATATAGTATTAAGGCCTTGACGAGTACGGTAGAAGTTGCCGCATCGACAACGGTTGGACGTACTATTCTGTTTGGGTATATTCCATCCAATGCACGACCAATGCTGGCAAGTAAGCTGTATTCCGATGATCTGGCAACCTCCGGTTCGCCAACCTTGGATATTGGGCTTGCAGAGGTCAACAATAACCTCGTCAATGCTGACGATCCTGATGCACTTACCAATGCAATCGCCATTTCCTCGGCGGTTACAGGGGCCAACCTGATTGCAGATATTGCAAATGCAGGTCTGGAAGCATGGGATTATGTCGCAAGTGAAACCTCCGATCCTGGTGGTGAACTGGCGGTATATGGGTCACTCGTAGATGCACCTGTCAACCAGGCAGGTACGATTACGTTTGAAATGTTGTATGTTGTAGACTGATAAGGACGGGGCGGTGTAAAAGCCGCCCCTTACTTTATGTACTTACCCGATGAATTAAAGGGTGTTGAATACGTTGATTTCCCACGCACCGTTGCGCCCCAATTGGCGCGGGGTGGTACATGGGCAGAGTTCGGCGTATGGGGTGGAAACAGTGCAAGGCACTTTATCAACCTGATGCCCGATGGAACGGAATTACATCTGTTTGATTCTTTCAAGGGATTGCCCGAAGACTGGATGTTCAACGATGAACTGAATCCGGTTGGACGGTTTGGTCTGGAAGACCATGAAATTCCCGTGTTTAACGATGTACGTGTGCATGTCCATAAGGGTATGTTTGCCGACACCTTGCCAAAAGCGGATATGGGTGTACTGGATTTTGTACATATAGATTGTGATATTTACTCATCTGCCGTAACGGTATTTGAGCATATAGAAGTTTCCCGTGGAACCATCATATTATTTGATGAATACCACGGTTATGAGGATTACAGGAACCATGAGCGTAAAGCATACATGGAATGGTCTGAGAGGACTGGAAACCAACTGGAATGGCTTGGTATAAGCCGTTGTCAGGCGCTTGGGAGGGTGTTATGAAGAAATTAGCAATCGTATGTGGTGCGCCATCAAGTGAGATGCTTGCGCCGTTTGATGATCCCGATTACGAGGTCTGGGTACTGGGTAACAGGAGTCAGAATTACCCGCGATTTGATCGTATCTTTGAAATCCACGATGAACTGGATGAGCATGATGAACGCTATGCCCAGTGGTTGGTCGATAAGAATATCCCGATGGTGGTTGGAAAGTCGTTCCCTATCAAAGCTGATCATCTGATAGTTTTTCCCTATGATGAATCGGTGGAGTTATTTGGCTCGTTATATCTGACATCGAGCCCTGCAATGATGGTCTGTTATGCCATGTTGCATGATTACATGCACATTGAACTGTTCGGTGTAGATTTATCCATTGATGACCACGAATACTTCTGGCAACGACCCTGCATGGAAGCGTGGATTGGTTTTGCCAAGGGTAGGGGGCATAAGGTCATTATCCACGGTAGTTCGCCGGTATTGAAGGCGAAATATGTTGAAGGCATGGCATGTGGTGGACAACCGGACTTTGCCAAGCCGCCTTTTACAGAAGAAGGATTCCTGGGGCTTGCAAAGCGGCATACCGAGAAGATAAACGCCATCAACACACAGATAACGGCGCTACAGGCGCAAAACTACAGCAATGATGGGGCAAGGCAAGCCTACACACAAATGGCGCGTGTAGCGCGGTCTGTAGAGGCAGGAAACGACATTCAAACACTTGATGATACGGTGAGGCAAGCATGAATTATAGAGAATTACAGAAAGCCCTGAAAGCCAAGGGTCTGAACGCCAAAGGCAGCAAGGCTGAACTGGAAGCACGGTGGGATGAAGCGGTAACAATTACGGTTGAGGTTAATAGTGACTACAGGGATTTTGTCTATACGGGTGATCCGAATGCTCCAGGCGAAGACCCATTGTACGCCTCTACCTTTGGCTACCTATGGAAACTCAATGGTAAAGCCATTACGGTAAAACCTGAACATGCTGTTAAACTTGCCCTGCACTCACACTTCACGGAGAAATAAGATGGCAGATAAGATTATTGATAGGGTTAAACGGTATCCAAGCGTAAATGTTAAGGGTGCTTATGATGTCGTTACAAGAAAGCCGAAACCAAAACCCATTAAGGCAAAGACAAAACCAAGTCCGTATGGAAAGCCAAAGGCTATGAAGGTTAAACCAAAACCAAAATTCAAAGGACTTTATTCAGACAAAATAAAGAGTGCTGCTACAAACATACGTGGCAAGAAAAAATAATGGCTACGATAGCGCGTATTATAGAAGATGCAGCGACCATCCTTGGTATTTTAGGAGAAGGTGAAACACTGCCATCGTATGAAACCAACGATATGACCAACTCCTATGGTGAGGTCTATGCTCAGTTGCAGATGATGGACTTGGTTACATGGTCATCAACGGATGATATTCCAGAGCAGTATTCTGGTCCTGTAGCCATGTTGGTTGCCGATAATCGTGCTGTTAACTACCAATTGCCGATTGAGAAGTACCAGCGGATTAAAATGGAAGGATGGGGTCCTGATATGGATGGTCTTGCTATCAAGCGATTACGTGCTTTGCAGACTAGTTCCAAGATGGATACAACGAGAATAGAGAACTACTGATGCCAAGAGTAGAAATACCCTTAATCGGGCCTGCCTATACCAACAGGGAACGTGGCTTGTCAGCGCAGAAAGCCATTAACATGTGGCCTGAGATTAACCCTGAAGCACGAAATCAGGTTGCCTTGCATAATGGTGCAGGCTTAAGAACATTCGCTACATTGGAGGGTGTTGACCGTGGAATGCACGATTTCAACAATCTCATGTATGCGGTCAGTGGATATACTCTGTTTTCGATTGATGCTAATGGTCAGAACACAGCACTTGGCAGCATAGGAGGTCAGAACCGTTGCGTGATGGCAAATGATTCAACGCAACTTATCATAACCACAGGGGATACTCCCTACCGGTATACGGTTGCAGGTGGGGTTGAAGCCATTACCGACCCCGACCTTGTAAAACCTACCTCTGTTGCCTACATCAACAATCAGTTTGTCTTTGATAACAATAACGGTACGTGGGGTGAATTTGTCACCTCAAGCATCGAACCTGGATTATCCATTGACTCGCTGGATTTTGCTGTAGCCGAATCCCATCCAGACGATATTGTCAGGATTATGTCGTTCAGGCAGTTGGTGTACTTCTTTGGTACACATTCGGTTGAACCGTGGCAGAACACAGGCACGGGCAATCCACCCTTTGCGCGGTTGAATAGCGGTGTTCAGCCTTATGGTTTGGCAGGCACTCACGGTGTTGTAGCGACCAATGAGTACATGTACTTTCTGGACACCAAGCGGATACCAAGACGCTCTAATGGACTCGCATTTCCCTCTATTGGAAATCCTGCATTGGGTGTGGAGTTTGCTACCTACACCAGAATTGATGATGTAATCGCCTTTGAGTTTGTTCAGGACAACCAACAGTTTGTAGCGTTTACCTTTCCTGAAGCTAACAAGACATGGTGCTTCCATGAGCCATCTGGGTCTTGGTGGCAGATGACATTCAGCGGTGTTGAAACCGATGCGGTATGGCTACCACCACCACCTACAACCAATCCACCTACTCCACCAGCACAGGATACGGATAACGAAATCGTGGCCCCATATTGGGAGAATACCGGCACATGGATTGACCTGACAGCACTGACCAATACCACCTTTGCCACACAGTTTGGTGTAGCCGTTGATGGTGCTGACTTCAATGCTGTTTATGCAGTTGAGAAGGCGGCATTGGTGAATACAACCGATGCAGGCAACAGATTACAGATTCAGGATTCCAACGACTGCACGAAGGCGGGTTTATACATAACTGATGCAAGCGGCAATGTGGTTGATTCACAGATTTACACAGGTGTTCCGAATGGTGATTCGGTTATCGTTCCATCAACAGGTGTGAATCATTATGTCGTAACCAGTTCAGATACTACCAATGCGAAGATTAAGAAGTGGGGAACTGTGCCGGTTAGCACAGAGGGTTCAGTTTCTTGGGAGTCTATATTCTCTGGCTATCCATTTGGCCCAACGACACCAACCGCATTCTATCGCACACAGATACCAGCGGGTGGATTATCAATACGTCTTACCGTGCCTACACCATCAACGGGTAGTGCAGGTGGTTTCTTTGGTGCTATTGAGGTACAGGCAACTGGAAGACCTGCAACATTGGCTATTAATCAAGCAGTACATGACATAACAACAGCACCAACAACAACAGGTACGGTTACAACTGAGGCAACTATCACGCACGGTGTTAATCTTGCAGGTCAGGACGTTGATTTGGTGGTTGGACAAACCTACTTCTGGAACATAGCCTTTACAGATGGTGCTGCCGGTGAATTGTTTATACGGTATGACTGGCAAGACAGATGAGCCGTCACCGCGCCTCAAGCATGATCCGTATGTACGGATTGAACTATTGCGCTGACCATACCAACGGCAAGATATACGAATACTCGCTTGACCTGTTTGATGATGATGGTGAACACATTATCAAGGAACGCGACATGGCAACGTTGCATGGTGGGTTATTTGAAACCCCCGGAAAGCGGTTATTCTTTGACAAGGTTGAGTTCGTTATTGTTGCCGGTGATGGCGCTGTAGAGGGTACTGGTTTAGGGCCGCAACTACCATATGCAAATGTCATTAACACCCTCTACATACTGAACGGAACCGACACGGTTGTTAACGGGGATGATACCGTCATCTTGAGCAGTTCAAATGTTGTAAATTCCTCAGATAACGTCATAACACTTATATAGGATAAATCATGGCAGACGTACAACTATCTACTTTAGGCGCTGAGATTCAAACAGCATACGAGGCTGAGTCGGATACCGCGCTGAAAAAATACATTGGGCAGAACCTTCAGACGGGAACCACATACACGTTGGTTTTAACTGACGCTGGAAAGGTTGTTGAAATGAATAATGCGTCTGCCAATACCCTGACAATCCCTGCAAACGCATCAGTGGCCTTTCCGGTAGACACAAGGATTGATGTGGTGCAGTACGGGGCGGGATTAACAACGGTTGCCATTACATCTGACACATTGACGGGTGATGCGGTCAGTACGGGGCAATACAAGGCAATGTCCTTGTGGAAGCGTGCTGCAACTGAATGGGTTGTTATTGGGGGTACTACAGCATGAGCATACTATCAACTGTTTCACCCATTGTTTCGTCCATTGTCATGCCGATAGGAATAACACAACAGGCAGCAGGCGGTGGTGGTGGTTTACCAAGCAGCGGTTTGGTGTCGCAACTTGATGGCTCTGTAGCAACAAGTTTCTACAGTGACATTAGCAAAACAACCGAGTCTACGGAGGGCGGTGCTGTTGCTGTTTGGGAAGATCAATCAGGAAATGGCGGTGATTGGACACAATCAAATGCTACTTATCAACCACTTGCCCATTTGAGCAATAACAGGCTATATAACAACGGCAGTCCAAGCACATCAACCAGTAAGCACTTGGTTGGCCCAGATATATCAGCATGGACAGAGGGGTCATTCTTTGCGAGATTGCAGTCAACGTCAGCCAATACCCTTGGTGGCATATGGGGAACAACTACGTGGAGTAGTGCTGATTCTTCTAACCACTGGGCATCACCCACACAATACTTAAACTGTTTTGGTGTTAATGGTCGTGGTGAAGCGTTATGGGCCAACATCACTGAAGACGCTGATGATTCCTTAACCGTAGAAGAAAATGTTACAAGCAGCAGGCTTGTTTCTGCATATATCAACGGTGTTCAGGTGTACTCAACTATAACCGGATCGGCATTGGCATTTCGGTCTGCACCAGTTCTTGGTGCGCTTATTCGGGGTGGGTCAATTCAATTTTCTATTGACCTTTATGTATACAAGTTCTGTTGTTATAACAGGGTTGTAACCTCGGATGAAAGAACAGCCATTAACACATGGCTTGAGTCATAAGGATAAAAATGCCAAATCGCCACCGCGCATCATCCATGATTCATATGTATGGGCTGAATTTTGCGGCAGACCACACTAACGGAAAGCTGTACGAGTATTCGCTCGATATATATTCAGATGATGGTGAGTCAATCATCAAGCAGCGCGATACTGCTGCCATCCACGGTGGGTTGTTTGGTATGCCAGGGCAAAAGCTGAATTTTGATGAGGTCGAGTTTGTCATTCTGAACGATACGGGTGAGGTTGCTGGAACTGGACTTGGCGCACAACCTCAAGACCCAACACCGGATGAGCCAGTTGCGAAGACAGAAGTATGGATGCTGCAACGTAACTCAACTGATGTCCAGTATATCCACATTGACCTTATAAATGAGGTCACAACCATCCTTGGTGAGATTGCGGGGCAGGAGGTTCTGTCCTCAAATGTTGGTGTAGATGGGTATGATATTGCCTTCAGGAGTCAGCCCCCCGCTATTCCTAATTCGCAGGGCGTGATAAAGGGTTATACATGGAACGGATCAACCTTTGACTACAATTACGAAACAGGAAGATTAACGACCAACGATACCTTTGCGTGGTACAGTCCTCCCGCAATTCCCAACACATGGATGGCGGCTGGATCAGGTGATTTCAGTAGGGGCTTAAATGTTGGTACATGGGATGGCACAACCGCAACTGTTGAAAATCCTGTTGGCGCAAACCAGTGGAACTACACGGGTGATTTTGCCGAAGGAACCATAGATTTCTGCTCAACCGCTGGCGGCATTAAGCAGTATGAAGGTCACGGTGATATGTTTATTGCCCTGCCAAGGGCTATCGACCAGAAATATGCGTCATTTACAATAGACCCCGTAACAAAAGAACCAACATTTCTAGATTTACAATCCCCAACAACAAATGTGTGGGAGGCAAATGAGTGGGTTGGATGGGATCGTAATTCAGGGCGATTTAGTGTTATTGCACAGCAAGTCTCAATCAACATTGAGTATTGGGACATTGACCTGGATACAGGGCTTATGACCCTTGGTGGCGTTATTCCAAGGCCACTTGGATACGACAGGGTACACACATGGCAAAACGGTTATTTGATCGTATATAACACCAATAGAAAGCACCTTATCTCTTATACCGTTTCAGGCAACACAATGACTGAGGTTGATTATTTAGACTTAAGTGTTCCGTGGGCCATCAATGGCCCAGATACACTTCAGGTTGATCCGTTTACGGGCAGGATAATCTTGGCGTTAACCGAGTTCCAAGCCTTGCTTATACCGGAAATTGGCAGTGATGGGTCGTTTGCTGGAACGTGGTGGGACGCTCATACTGCGGGTGCTGTCTGGTCAAATAGTTGCAATGGCATGACATTCATGGAATCACCATTAGGAACATAATATGACTGTTGCCAATCCCGAAGTAATGATTTCCCACTCAGACGATCATGGTCATACGTGGAGCCATGTGCAGGTATTCCCCTTGCAGACCGATGAGAACCGCTCAAACCGGATTATTCTACGCAGACAGGGCAGTGCTTATCAGCGTGTATATCGCCTAAAATGCTCCGATGATGTGAGCTTCACGCTTGTTTCTGCACACGCCGATATTACGGTTTCGATCTGATGGTTGACCAATTCATAAAGCCTGTTCCAAAGAGTCTGATGGAGGATACAGAGACATCTGAATACTTCAGGGATTTGGCTATCTTTCTGGATAATATGACCCGTGAAGAAGGGGTTATAGCCACCGGCGAAACGACCAATACCGTTGTCCTGACCCATTCAGAGAAACTCGACCTGATAACGGTTACAGCGTCCATCGACCTGGATGCGGTACAAGTAGCAACAGCAGCTAATACAGCATCTTTGGATACCATACAGAACTCATCACCTGATTACACCATATCCAATGATGGAACGGTCAGAACATTGAATGCAGATGAAGCGTTAATTACTGCTGGATTAACCTATTCACAGACTGACATGCAAACCCTGATAGATGCCTTTGGTGTTCTATCTGACTTTGTAGCAACCATGAACAGGGATTTGCAGGACAAGGATATATTTGGGTGAGTAGGTGCATTTAGAAGTTAATGCAGAAGATGCTGAGAGCATTATCAGTCATCCTGATATTTATCCGTTTGTCAGTGATGATGGCTCAGTAGAACGAAGTCAGTTCAAGTTGCCAGATGGCATGATTGGCTTGGTTGTTTACGACCCTGACCCTGTAGCTTGTGTTTGCATACACTTACGTAGCACTTGTATGTGTGAATTGCACGTTCAGGTGCTTCCAGATGCCCGTAATAAGTCATTTGAGTATGGTAAGGCTATGCTCGCATGGATATGGGATAACATGACCGTGGATAAGCTAGTAGGGCTTGTGCATGACAATAGAACATTGGCGTATACCCTGAAGTTAGGCTTTAAGAAAGAGGGTGAATGCCCCGCATCACTCAAACAGAACGGACAGTTAATTAATCAAACTCACATAGGAATGGAACGATGCCAGCAGCAGTCCCCTTCATACCAGCAATAGCAGGAGTAGCAGGTTCGCTAATCGGTGCAAGCGCATCGAAAAAAGCCTCTAAACAACAGGCTAGATCACAGCAACAGGCCATAGATACACAGAATGAGTTAATCGGGCCATATTCAGATGCCGGTGTAGCCGGGCTTGGTGGTGTGCAGGATTTCGTGGACAACGGAGCCAGATTCTCTGATACACAGGCGTTTAAGGATATAACCAACTCAGCCAAAGCAGGTGGCATGTCGCTATCCGGTAATCGGCTGACTGCTCTATCTGATTACTATGCAACCAATTTCAGACCACAACGATTGAATGAATTGATGCAGTTGCCAACTTTGGGTGCTAATGCTGCTGCTAGGCAGGCTACAAATGTCGGTGGTTTGCAGCAGAATATCGGTACAGCAAGAGCGCAGGGAACAACCGCAATCGGACAGAACTTTGCTGATATAGCTGGAACCTTGGGTTCATTGAATTTCTCAAGCCTGACGCAACCAAACAACCTGAGTAATACAACAGGTGGTGGGGTTCCTGGGCTATACGGTGGATATAGTCCTCCCGTTTTTAATCCAAATTCAATGCCAGGACGAACAGGAGGATAATTATGTCTATTTTCCCATTACAACCTGCCGGTCATTTTAATGGTGGTCAAGTTGCGCGTAGTGCTACAACTGGTATGCAGGATATTGAGTTTAATCAGAATCGCAATGCACTTGCTGATATACAGTTGCAGGAAACACAGTCCCCAGCAGCGACTAAAGTACGTGAAGCTGCACGACAAGGTGCTTTGGATGAAGCTACACTCAAAAGCATTACTGCTGGTGCTATTGAAATGTATCCCTATGTGAAATCAGGTAATGATGAAGCCTTACGTAGTGCTGTGGACAGACGTTATAACTCACTACTGCAATCAGGTCGTGATGTATCTCAAACGGGTGAAATCAGGGATATGCTGTATTCTGGCGACCAAGCACAGGTTGACCAAGCTAAGGCTATTATTGAAGCAGTTGCTACAAATGGTGAAAACCAGCAGGGCAGTGATATTCCTGCTGGACAGGCAGAATTTGAGGCTTTGATAGCAAATTTCAGTCCTGAGGACCAAGTTAAGGCGAGAAGAATAAAATCAGGACTAACAGCAAGGGCTGTTGGATCATCTGATATCACGATAACAGAAAGAGGAATGGCGGATATTGTTGCACAAACATTAAAAATACTCGGAAAAGGAAGGGAAGAAGGCAAACAAGAGGCTATCACAGAAGCAATTGCACCACAGGCAGAGGCGGAAAGGGAGCAGGATGAAATTGAGAACGCTCCAGAAGCAATCAGCAAATCGAACCAGTCTCAGGAGGTTGCCAACCTTAGTTTGAATGACATTACTAAAGTGAGGGGCTATTTGAAACAAGCCAGAACATCTGGCATCTCAGGAAAAATGGCATCTTACTGGCCTGGTTCAACACGAAAGGATTTGGATGGAACATACGCGAAACTGAAAGGCAGATATACTTTAGAAGCAATTGGTGAAATGAAGGCCCAATCTGCAACAGGTGCAACCGGTTTTGGTCAATTGAACGAGAAAGAATTGGATGCAATTCAATCTGCTGTCGTCAGATTTGATTCTGATATGAGCGTACCTGCACAATTGCAAAATCTGCAAGAACTTCAACGTCATATTGAAAGGCAAAAGGCTATTGCCGAGGTCATCAAAGAATATAACATGGGCTTGATAAGCGAGGAAGAAGGTTCGATGAGTCTTGAGCAACAGTTTCGAGCAATAGACGGCGTGATATCCACTGGAGATAACGGCGCGGAAACGGGTAGGGTAGGTGATGTCGGTGACCGGGAAGTTTATGAAACCAATAGAGGGTGGTTTTACAGGGATACGGAGGAACCTTACCGATGAGTGTGCCTGAAGGTATTGTCCTTAGAGAAATTAAAGATGGGAAAAATGATGTTCCAGATGGGGTTACATTGCGTGTCGATCCTGCTGAACCATTTGAGCAAACCACAAAGGTAATCATAAAATCATTGAATACAGCAGTGCCAGGATTAGGGACAGCTTTGGATACGGCACGGGTGTTCACGTCAGCTATCGGTGGTGAGGTGGTTGCTGGACTTGCAGGATTGCCACAACTTGCCGCTGGTGATATAAGCGGATCAGCAAGCACAATTGAAAATGTCCGTGATACCTTCCGTATTGCCCCTGTTGATGATGTTCAAGGTTATCTTGGGCCAAATCCACTAACACCAGATACCGGCGAAGTCCTTAAAGATGTTGGCGGGATTATGGAGCCAATTGTAAAAACTACTGAGGGCGCACTTGGTGCGGTATTGCCGGGTGTAACCGCAAAAGATGCGTATAACAAAGGGCTTGGTGAAGCCACATTTGAAAGCACGGGAAGCCCTGCGTATGCAACATTTTCTGGCATGTTGGTTGATCTTTTGGGATATGCAGGACCAACCAAAGGAAATGTTAGCAGGGTACGTAGTCTTGGTAAAGCACCGACAAAATTGAATCGCGCACAAAAGGAAGCACGACAGTTACTAATCGACTTTATAGACCAAGATCAAAGCACATTAAAAGAAGTTTCAGATAGAATGAATAGTCTCGGTGCTGAGGCATTGATTGTCGATGTGGCAGGGGCCAACACATCACAGGCTGGCAGACTTACAGGACTAGCGACTAGGGAAGGCCGTGAAGCTGTCAAAGAAAATATAGGCACAATAAAAGCTCCAGAAACTTTAAGAAAACCATCCCATGCCAATGCAGAGACAGATACCGCATACCGTAATTTATATGAAAGACGTGACCCGCTTAAAGTAACTGACGAGATGGGTGAGGTATTATCCAGACCTCTTATTCAAGATGGTTTAAAGGCGACAAGGGATAAAATTGCAAAAAGCGAAATTCTAAGTCCAGAAAACCGGAAACTTGGTTTGGAAATGCTTAGGGAAGTCGATGGCAAGGTTGAGATTGATTACAACAATATAAATGCTGTTGGCTTGGACTACATCAAGCGCACATTGTCGGATAAAAAAGCTGATCTATCAAATGTCAGCATTGAGAAAGTCAACAATGCCGATGTCGCCAGTTACACTGCATTAACAAAGAGGCTGATTGACGAAACGGATAATATGCTTGCTACTGCTGATACCGGTGTAAGTTATAGCCAAACGCTTGGTACTGCTCAACGCGCACAGAAGGCAAAAGGCCAATTAAATGAAACAGCGCAGAAATTTCAGGCATCAGATGCACAGATAATTGCACTTCAGGATGCGGTTAAAGGCAAGGTTAATAAGAGAAAGCTAGGTGAAGCTGTTTCTGAGGTTGGCACGGATGTCTTGTTTGCCATAACACAGAATAGGTTTGCGGTGTTGCGTCTGATTGACCGCGCATTTAGCAGAACCAATAAGGTTAGACAGGATACAATCAACGAACTTGGAAATCTGTTACTAAGTGATGATGGCGCAAAGGCTTTTAGCGTCCTCCAAGACGAGGCCAACACCATTATGAAGTATAACGGGGGCGCACCAGTTAACATGGAAAAAGCATTTAAAGCAGGCCCAAGAGCGGCATTCAATTGGTTGAGAAATAAAAGTAATCGCCGTTTATTTTTAGAACAGGCAGCGGTAGCATCCTTGTTAATGGCTAAAGAAAACGAGCAGGACACAACGGAAGATAAATAATGGCAACATACATACCCATCACAGATATACC